CTGACCTGATAAACTTTTACTATCAATCCAATGATTTCAATATGTTACGTGACACAACTAAGGTAGATTACAGATACTTTCTTACTGTCGTACACCAGACTATTGGGTGTCGTAAGTACAAAGACGTAACGTCAAAGATAGCCAAGGCTGCATACGAAGAGTGGGTCAAGCGTGGCATTAGCTTTGCTAACCATGCGGCAACATGTGCCAGTAGGGTGTACAACTATGCCATACAGATGGAACATGCAGAGCAGAATCCATTTGGTAAGATCAAACGTAAGACTGCCAAGCAACGTAAGATGGTGTGGTCACATGGTGAGGTGAACAAGTTTCTTGACGTAGCGTACAGTGACTTTGACTATCGGAATGTCGGGTTGATTATACACATGGCATACGAGTGGTGTCAGCGTCTGGGTGACATGCGTAACCTACAGTGGGGTAACATTGACTTGGATAAGCAACAGCTTACCTTGGAGCAGAGCAAGCGTAGGGCTGATGTGTTTCTACCTATCACAGATAACCTGACTGCCATGCTCAAGGAACAGAAGGAAGACTTCGGCTTTCAACCTTGGGTAGTACCACATCCACAGCCTGTAAAGGGTGCATACAAACCATACGCAATGGAGAGACTGTCCAAGGTTGGACGTAAGATCATGCGACTAGCAAAGCTACCTGAAGAGCTACGGCTCATGGACATACGGAGAACTGGTATAACACAGATGATAGACAAGGGAGTACCATTGCCACAAATCATGGCTGTATCTGGACATACTCATGTGTCTTCAGTGAAGCCATACCACAAGCACACTTACGAAAGTGCAAGTAGTGCCTTGACACAGAGAGACATTGCTGTACAATCGACTGTAAGGAGCAACATTGAAAGTGATACATTATGAGTGTCTATAATATTATAAATGATATAACACTTACAAATGGAGATACTAAACGTATGGACTGTCCTGAGTGTGGTGGGCGCAAGACCTTCACGATCACGAACAACATGGGTTCTCTGATTTGGAATTGCTACAAGGCAGGGTGTCATGTATCTGGTGGTAAGCGTGTGCATCTCACAGCAGATGACATACGCAAATCACTGGGTAGTGTTGCAGAAGAGACACACTCTATAACTTTCGACAAGCCTGAGTGGATTGTGAAAGATGACGATGCGATAGCTGAGTTCTGCAATGAATGGAAGCTAGACCCCAAGGTGTTGGGGTTACTGTATGATGTGAAGGAACATCGTGTGGTGTTCCCTGTAATGCAGGGTAATACTATGATAGATGCCACTGGTAGATCGTTGAGTAAACGTATACCCAAGTGGAAAAGATATGGAAAAAGCAGCTTGCCATACGTCTGTGGACATGGTACAACTGCTGTAGTTGTTGAGGACTGTGTGAGTGCAGCCATCGTAGGTACTGATGGATTTGTCGGGGTCGCAGTGTTGGGTACATCATTATCCGATGGGCATAAGAAGCACTTGTCACAGTTCTCAACAGCAATTGTAGCACTTGACCCTGACGCACTGCCCAAGACGCTACAGTTCGCAAAAGAATTACGAGGGCTAGTACCAAAGGTAAGTGTGCTACGCCTAGAAGATGACCTTAAATACCGAAACCAAACCGACTTGGATAACTTAACAACACTAGGAGACACATAATGGAATTATCATTAGTACGTAGCTTGATGGACAAAGAGTTCTATGACGAACATCGTGGTGCTAAATGCCCCGATAGATTGTTCAGTCAAGACATACGCAAGATCAAACAGGCAGTGGATGTAGCAATGGACAGGTACTCACGTACAGTTACACCTGACGAGATAGAAGCATTGTTCATGGCAAACAATCCGACACTGACTACGGCACAGAAGCAAGCATACAGTCACCTGTTCCACAAGGTAAAGAAAGAAACACCTATGGGTAGTGACGTGGCACAGGAAGTATTGTCCAAGCTATTTCAACAGGTAGTGGGTGAGGACATTGCTAACCTTGGCTTTGACTATGTGAATGGCAGTAAGACTAGCCTTGAACCACTACGTAATTTGATGGAGCAGTATGGTGATGACTTCACACCTAACCTCAATGTAGAATGGGAAGACATCAGCCTTGATACCATCCTGTCTATGACAGATTTGGAGTCACAATGGACGTTCAACATCCCTACCCTCACACGTAAGGTAGAGGGCATCAATGCAGGACATTTGATTGAGGTAGGGGCGAGGCCAAACACAGGTAAGACATCGTTTCATGCTTCTCTCGTGGCATCACCACAGGGATTTGCGTGGCAAGGTGCTAAGTGTATCATATTATGTAACGAAGAGGGCTATCACAGGGTGGCTCACAGGTACATTACAGCCGCCACAGGCATGGACAAGTTCGAGATTAGCAAGAACAAGCAGAGAGCTATGGACGTGTTCGATCAGATACGTAAGAACGTCATGTTCAAGGATGCTACAGGTCGTGACATGAACTGGGTTGAGTCAGTATGTAAGTCATACAAGCCTGACATTGTGATACTTGACATGGGTGATAAGTTTGCCAAGATGGGTGGCTTCTCACGTCCTGACGAAGCACTCAAAGCGAATGCGGTACATGCAAGACAGATAGCCAAGCAACATGAGTGTGCCATGTTCTACATGTCTCAGCTATCAGCAGAGGCAGAGGGCAAGGTGGTACTGAACCAAGCCATGATGGAAGGGTCACGTACTGGTAAGGCAGCAGAGGCTGACCTGATGATTATGATTTCCAAGAACCCTACAGTAGAAGGGCAAGAGGAAGAGGACAACCAACGTCACATCAATGTAGTGAAGAACAAACTATCTGGGTGGCATGGTATTGTACACACTGATCTTGAGTACAAGATAGCGAGGTATGTAGCATGATCGAAGTAACATACGTATCACACATGGGCGATGACTTGACAGTAGTGAATGCTGCACGTGTATCGTTTGGCAAGACATCTAAGTATGAATGTGTTGACATGATAAAGGGTAAGTGGCAAATGAAACCAAAGGATGTAAAGCTGATACGTTATCTAGCCAAGCACCAACACAAGTCACCATTCAACCATGCCTTTGCTACGTTCCATGTTAAGGCTCCTATCTTTGTGGCACGACAGCTACAGAAGCACGAGTACATGCCTTGGAATGAGATAAGCAGACGCTATGTAGATAGTGATCCTGAGTTATACTACCCATCAAATGATGTATGGCGTGGACGTAGTGAAGATAAGAAGCAAGGCAGTGAAGGTGAGGTTGATTTAAAATATCCTTCTAGTGATGGCTTCTTACTTGATGCATTAATAGAGGGTAATGAGTGGCAACGTAAGCTGTACAAAGATTTGATTGAAGCAGGTGTAGCACCAGAGCAAGCACGTATGGTATTGCCACAGTCCACGATGACTGAGTGGTACTGGTCAGGTAGCCTGTATGCATTTGCAAAGATGTGTAGCCTACGCCTCAAGGAAGATAGCCAACAGGAAACACGTGAGGTAGCTACGCAGATACAGAAGGTAATGATAAAAGCTTTTCCTTGGTCGTGGAAAGCATTAGGTGAGTGCCTATGAACTGGGTAATACTCGTTACTGTATACATGGGTGATCCATTTATTATACCATACAAAACATTCGAGTATGAGAATGCATGTGTGGAATACGTTACCGATGCTAACAATGCGAGTACACTTGCAGTAGAAGTGATTGCAATAGCAGGTTTTAATGATCCAGTTACAAACATTATTTGTGTAGCTGAGTATGAACTACAGAGAAGGAGAGAGGGATGAGACTAGCGGTAGTAATTGATGTAGATGGTGACATCATGTATGTGCCAGAAAATACACATGGGTTTGTGAACTATCCCAAGCCCAAGCTGTTTGACAATATGAAAGAAGCAGAAGAAGAGTGCGCCAAGTGGAACACTGGTGTAATAGTAGACTTCTATACAAACAGGTCAGTTGATAGAGTAACTAGTTACAATGACATCAGACCATTTAGTTTTGATGAACGTCAACGAGCAAAGGAACGAGAGGAGAAGAACAATGGTGAGTAAAACACTTATAGAAGAAGTAGAGTTGCTTGGAGCAATGCAACATCACAAGTTAACTTTGAAAGAAGCAACACAAGCAATGGCTGAGTTTGCTAACAAAAAAGAATTTGAGAAATCACTTGACGATTACTACTCAAATGAGTTAGTAGTAGATGCAACACATGAAACCATAACAGCCGACTATTAGGAGACACAATGAAACTGACCCTTGACGTAGAGAACACAGTAACAAAGCGAAACGGCAAGCTACACCTTGACCCTTTCGAACCGATGAATACATTAGTTATGGTGGGTATGCTAGATGATCTTGGTAGCGAAGACCTTGTAACATTCGATCACGCAGAGCAACAACCCACCACAGAGGGGAGAGCCATCGTTCAATATAAACTGGACGAGGCTTACCTTATTATTATGCACAATGCCGCACACGATCTAGTGTGGCTATGGGATTCAGGCTTTACCTATGAAGGTGAAATCTTTGACACCATGTTAGGTGAGTACATCCTACAACGTGGACAGAAAGAACCCCTGTCACTTGAAGCATGTGCAGAACGGTATGAGCTAGACACAAAGAAGCAGGACACAATGAAAGAGTGGCTCAAGGCAGGTAAGTCTGTACGTGACATGAACCACAAGGAATTGTCTGACTACCTGTCAGCAGACCTACATGCCACACAAGAGTTATATGAACACATTGATATAAAGCTACGTGTGTATGAAGAACACATGCCATTGCAGGATACTGTCAAGCTGACCAACCAACTGGCTGTACACCTAGCTAAGATATACCAACGTGGATTTGCCGTTGACCTTGATGAACTAGAGAATGTGCATAAAGAGTTTGAGCAGGAGCGTGGTCAACTTATACATGATCTAAAAGATCAGGTGCGTGACCTGATGGGTGATCGTCCAATCAATCTGGCAAGCACAGAGCAGTTGTCATGGGTTGTGTACAGTCGTAAGCCCAAGGACAAGAAGTTCTGGGCAGAGTTGTTTGAGGAACGTATGGATGATCAAGACTACAAGTATCAGGTACGTAACAGTAGTGATGTGTTGTACAAACAGAAAGCCAAGCAGTGCAGTGCATGTAATGGTACAGGCCAAGTGCGTAAGACAAAGAAAGATGGAACACCGTTTGCACGTACTAATAAGTGTAATGTCTGTGATGCCACTGGCTTTACCTATGTTAACTCAACTGCTGTAGCAGGGCTGAAGTTCTTTCCACCTACAGCTAAGTGGGTGAGTCACAGTGGTTTCTCTACAAGTAAAGACAGCCTTGTGTTTCTTGAGGGTATTGCACGTAGTAAGGGCATGACAGAAGCTGAGACATTCCTACAGAGTGTACGTAGACTGAGTGCCGTAGAGACTTATCTGAGTAGCTTTGTTGATGGCATAGCCACACACACTAAGCTAGATGGTAAGCTACATGTACGATTACTACAGCACCGCACAGGTACAGGCAGACTGTCAGGCTCC